AGAAGCATCGTGTGAGGTTTCGTTAACCCCAAGAATTATCATCTTTAGAATCTCTTTCTGGAACAATTCCGTAGTGTTTTTTTAAACGCCTTAAGCCTTCTGGGGTTGCGCTAAAAGTAGCTTCTAGGTTTTCGTTATAGGAAACAGAAATTAAATTTTCTTTGTATAGCCCAATTAATGTTTCATCAATGTAATCTGTATGAGCTTTCCATAATTCTGGAGCAATGTCTTTAGCAATTTCATTTACTTTATAAATGGCTTCGCCATTTTTTTCTACTCCAACAAAATCTATTGCACCAATTTCCACATAGTGTTTAAACAAAGCAGAGTCATCTTCTTCAAACAGATTCATTGCTTTTTTCTATTTCAACTAAAGATTGTACATATTCCGAAAAATGCTTTCTGATACCTCCTGCGGGTCTTGATCCAATGCTGGTCCAGATACGGGAATATTCTTTTATATTGTAATAAGTTGTTGGACAAACCTTTACACCATTGTAGTCTTTAAGAACAATAGGAAGCGGAACATGCTTTCCACAACATATACATTCTTTTGCTTTTTCTTGATACATGCTCATATTATCATCATCCTATCCATTGCTTCCTTGAGCTCTTGTGGTATTCGGGGAGCTCTTATCATATTTTGAACGTACTCTTCTTCTTTTGTAACTCCAAAATCATTATCATAACTCATTGACTCATAGTTATGTATTTTTATTTCTTGATTTGTATCAAACCTTGTATGAGATATAGCATTAAATATTGAACCACAAACAGCATCTGCTAAATCTTTTGATCCTTTTCTTGGATGGTCTACCTTATCCCTCATAATTCTTAGTTGTAGCAATTCATCTATAAGCAAAGGAATGTGTGGTCCTTTTAATCTTTCTTCTAGAACCACCATTGCCATATCATCGTAATGTTTTTTAGCAACAGATAACAACTCTGTGTTTATTCCATACTGCTTTAATTGCTGCATCATGTCATGTGAATTCCATCTATCAAAAGTGCATAGCCTTATTTTAAATCCTTTAGTTTTTAAAGACAATATATAATCTTTAACTTCAGTAAAGTCTACTGATTTATCTGGAGTTGGCGTCCAAAATCTTACGGCATCTACTTCAACTATTGGTGCAGGCTGAGAATATGTATCTGTTACTTTTATATTAACCCATTTTTGAACGTGAGACATTGCAACAGCACAATGATCGTGCTTTTGAGCAAGGTCAACATGAATAAAATATTCTTTATCTGGATCTGGTGCAAACCAATCTTCAAATCTTCCAAATTGATCTACAGCTACTCCTAAATTACTAAATGATTTTTCAATTTTTTCTCTTGATTTAAAAAATGCATCTATTGCTTCTGAAGGCATACATGCAAATCTTCCAAGAGCATCTGGTGCATTCTTGTAAAAAGCTATTTTGAAATCCTCTATACTTCTTGTAGGATTAACTTCCCATGTTGGCCTTCGAAGTGCGTACATTCCTGGGTACTTATAAGAAATAATATTATCTTCTTCCCACTCTATATCAAATTCATTACCCGCAGTTCCATCTGGTAGATCTTTTTCTAATTTAAATCTATGAGATCTAACTACAACTTCTTTGTCTGCCACAACATCATCATATCTTTGCTGGATGTAGTCATTTTTATATCTTGGAAAAGATAGCAAAATTACCTTGCCATAGTCTGGAAATCTAGAGTCTACGGAAGCACGATACATTTCATAAATAAGGCTTCCTGTTTTTGCCTGCTCATGCCCAGTAGTATTTTCAACACTAAATCCAGATATCTCATCTAGGATAACTACTATTACGTTATAGCCTTCCCAAGCCTCACGCTCAGAGTGTCCAGAGTGTACGGTTATATTTTTATTAAATTTTATTTCAGAAGCTTTTTCAGAGTATTTTCCAACAAACCATGGGGATTTGTCAATTCTAGTTCTAAACCCTTTAAAGAATACGTTGCTTGCTTGCTGGGCGTTAATGGCAATATTAATAATGTCTATCGAATCGCCAGGAGGTTTTCCGTAATAAGACGCGGGGTCTTTTAAGCAAAGCAATAGATATACAATATACGAAACTGCAATTGTTGAGCAGTAGTCTTTTCCAGATCCTTTTCCTAGCTGAGCAACTACCTCGTTGGCAGTTTGCTTAAACATTCTATGTCCTTCTTCTTCTCCAAAAAGTTTTATTAAAGTAGACTCTTTATACACCTGTGAGCTTTTTTCAATTAATGTGTATTGATATTCTGAAAGTTCTGGTAGACCTAGATATTTTTCATTAGTTACAAAATCTCTTAGCGATACTGGCTTTTCATCAAACTCTTCGCCATCAAGCATGTCGATGATATCAGAAAAATCAAATGACATTCTTGGACTCTATTATCTCTATAGGTTCAACCACTCCAGTTATTTGCGAAAGTCTTTTCATAATTTCTCTTCTTATGTCTGGGTAGTCCTTCGCAACATCCCTTAATATTGAAACTAAAACATCTTGTTTTCTTTCGGTTTCTGCAATTTGATCTGCAATTTCTTGATTATCTAGCAATCCAATTTGCTGCAACATTGCAATTCTTTTTGTCTCTATGTCGGCAATTAACTTTAGAGCAGTAGCCTTTACGTTTAATTGACCTTGCTGATCTGCATCGTCTACAGTTTTCCAAGCTTCTTTAATAAGCATTGCATAGTGTTGGTCTGCGCCAGACACAGCTTCTTTGGCTCTTTCTCTAGAAGTAGAATCATTCCTAACAACAGCTTTCCACTCGTCTATATACTCAACGACCTCAGCTCTTTTAAAGCCAGTCAATGAAGATATTTGAGTAGGATTACTTCCTTTTAAAAGTTCTTCAACTACTTTATTCATTCGATCAAAATGATCAGATAATTCAATTTCCATATGTCATAAGTATACTTTTAGTTGACTGAAATGTCAATTAGAATTAGCTATTTTATATAATATTAAGTATCCAATTAAATCATCTATGTCATTATCCCCAGCAAAACCTTTATTGTTTCTTACTCTATTCAATTTATCATCAATTCTGACCTTTAATTGCTCTTTAGAATCCGCCGTTGAAAATATTCTTGCAGGCTCAAGGGCTGAATTACCGTATGAAATATTTTTTTCAATTAGCATGTGTGCAATTTCATGACAGGCATCCCATATTTTCATTCCAGCTGGCGCTCCGACTGAACGTAAATATAAATCCTGACAGCTAAAGCTTTTTACATCTTCATATACTGGCTTAAGCATTATCTCCTCTTAATCAACTCGAACTTAGTTAAATATCTCTGTATGGTCATAGCAGAGGTTTTACATTCAATAGCAATCTGTGTAACACTTTTTTTTTGAACTACGTATCTTCGGTATAGCCATTCTTTGCTTTGGTATAGTTTCATTATAGATAAAACCTATCTTTTTGTCAATACATTATTGGCGTAGTACGCAATGCCAAAAGAATCAGCTACATCAAAATCATTAATTTCTAGTTTATACTTATTATTAAAATAATCTACAGTTCTTTGCTTACGCATATTTCTTAATTGATTTTTATACCAAGACTCTGCGTACCCAGGATTTTCTAATCTTATAATAGATTTTTCATCTTTTGTTGGATTCTTGTTTCCAATGAATGCCTGCCACGAGGATGGGCTAATGGTAATAACCTTAGCGCCAGTAGACATAAGCTCAGCAATAACAACCCCATAGACATAAGATAATTTTATCACAGCATCTGGTGATCTGACAAGTATCGCACCCTCAACGGCAATATAATCACTCTTTAATTCTTTTAACATTAAATTCATTCTAACTTTAGCATTGTATATTTTTTCATAAATATCTTGTCCTGCTAAATTTATTTTCCCCCATTTAATTGGAACTGAGTTTTCCATTAAACAAAAGGCTATAGATGTAGTTGAGGCATCGATGCCAAGTACTCTATTTGCTTTTGATTTTACTAAACTAGCTAAGTTCATTTAGCAAGTTCCATATTATTTTTTTACTATGCTCTATAATATTTTTTTCACAAACAGAGCAAATATCTGAGTTGTTGTATCTACTTAACTTAGTTTTGCATTTTTTGCAATTTCGAACAAGACCATTTTTTATAGATTTTTTTTCGTAATACTTTTCCATAATCCTTTTATTTGTAGCCATCCTGCAGCATTCATCGCTATGATATTTTTGATTGTGAGTTTTTGGCTCAAATTCTTGTGAGCATTCTTTGTTTTGGCATATCATAATTTAGGAACCTTGTAGGACTCTATCTGAACTGTGCCAATTAGTCCTGAGTAACATTCTTTTTTTACAGGGCAATAAGTGCAAGGCATTTTGGATTTTGTTGCTCCTGCTGGCTTCATTGGAAGATCTCCGTCTTTAAAATTATCCCAAACTTCACACATCCACAAAAATGCTTCCTCAATGATTTCAGTATTTTTTTCATTCATGGAAATTGGAATTACTATAAGTTCCTGAGTGTTTTTATTCTCATATAGAAAAAATCCTTCTTTAGCTTTTTTAAGTTTCATATAAGTCAATAGCTGTAGAAGGTGGTTGGGTGTTGGCTTCATCTCTGATTGCCTTCCATCCCAAACTTCTTGCTTTGCTGTTTTAATTTCACCAATGACTGTCTCGCCATCATATTCCATTATTAAATCTATAAATCCTCTAATTGGAGGATACTCATTTACAATCTCTTCTTCTTCCGCTTTCCACTCAGGCATTGTGGATATTAACTTTTGAAGTCTTTCGTGTGCCTGTGTTCCTTGTGACATATTGGCAACGGCAACTGCGTCATTATCGTCAATAAACATAGCACCAGAAAAAGCCATATACCAATATCTTGGACAGGTTCCATGGCCGTAACCTAAAGAGCTTGGGCTAAATGATTTTTTTGTCATTTCTCCATCTGCTCTTTTTGTATTACGATACGCCTCATCAAGTAATTGAGCAAATTTTTCTGGATCGAAGTGCTTACCAGTATGTTTTTTGAATTTAAGGTTCTTTACAATATCTCTACCCATAATTACTGATTATCCTTTTTGTTTATTTTAAAACTGCAAACAAGTAAATCTATTGGAGCATTTATGCTTTTTACAATTACGTTTTGGTTATTTTCAGAAAATGTAACACAATAGTCATGTTTAATTACAAATTCCTTGCCATCAATATCAAGCTTTATTTCACCATCTTCTGACATGGGAAACATTATAGATACAAAATCTTGACCGTCTTCTTTTTCTTTATGAAATATTTTGCTTAAACTATCATCTATATTAGACAATCTAATTACACAACTATCAAAAAATTTAATAGAAGATTCCGTATATATGTGCAACATCTTTTCTGAAATCTTTTTTGTCATATTTTCGTCTAAATTAACAGAGACAATTTCATTATTTTTTATTTTACAAGATAAATAAATCATTTCTTTTTCTTGATTAAGAATAGGGTGCGTATAAATTTCATTTTGAATAACTGGATTCAAAATTTCTGCGCTTATTTTTTGATAATGTGGATGTTTTTCAGCAGCTTCTGATATCTTAATTGGTTTCCACCACTGATCTTTTGATAATGGTCTGACTGGATTAATGTTTGACAAAAAGAATTTTTCTCTTTCTTTCATATTTTTTGAATGTTGATCAGAAATTGGTTTAGGATTTTTGTGTTGCAACCAAAAAAATAGCAAATCGATTCTTGAATCATCTCTAATTCGTATGGGGTCTCTCCAGTGAACTGTTCCAGTTCCGCTAAACAGTAATCCTTCATTGTCTCCAAAGGTAAACTCATCACATTCAAAAATTAATTTCCAATCTTCATTAGATTTAACATGAAAATCTAAAACATACATTTCTACTGGCCTTGCATCATAGTGCGGACCTAATTTTGCTTCCCAACCAAACTCTCTGCTATACCTTGCCCCCTCAATATCTAGCACCACCAGTTCTTCTCCAACAGCCTCGCTTGCTAATTTTTCAACTCTTTTTATAATATCTTCTTTATTTTTAAGGGTAGGATAAATACTAGCGTGAGCAGAGTAGGCCTGAACTTTAATTCTATCTTCTGGAAAATTATCATAAATGTCTTGAAGGTCCTTTAACTCATCGGCAGTTAAAAGATTTTTAATTAAAACTGGGTAAAAATCTTGTCCTGGTACATGTGTCTGGCTGTTAATCATATTTTTATATTTTGGATACTTCTCTTGTGCCAAAAATGTTTTCATATATTATTCTACCACATCATCACTTAGGTCAAAATCAAAAACTTCTTCTTGCCCAACCCACTTTAAAAATTTAGATAACGCTAAACCTGAAAGGATTGCTGTTGCTGATATAGTAATCAAAACCCACACTTTTTTCACTTAATGTCTCCCCAAAAAAATATAATTATTATGTCTCTACCCATTGTTTGGCACCCACATTTTTTCTTTTCCTTTATTGTGATATCTAGCCATAACAAACAATAAGTCTGATAGACGATTTAAATACTTAGCAATATTTGGATTTACGTTTTCTATCTTCCAAACTTCACGCTCTGCCCTTCTTACAACAGTCCTTGCATTGTGCAGTGGTCCTGTTGGTAAAACAAAAGATCTTAAAGGTTCTAGATATTCATTATAGTCATCAATTACATTTTCTAAATATGTTACTCTGTTTTCAGATATTGTTATTGTTGAAGCACCTGCAAGCTCTGCACCAAGATCAAATAAGTCGCTCTGAACTCTTTCAATAACATCATTATACTCATCGGTTGCCATTCCAATAGCAGAGTTGGCCTCATCTACAGCACCTATCGCTTCCATTATAGGGCTAGTCTTAGACACCCTTTCGTTATTAGCGTTAGAGGTTTGCCCATCATCGCCAGTTTTAGTATAAATTTTACTTAGTATTACCATCAGTGACCCCTTAAAGAACGCCAAACATCTACTGCAATTTCATTAACTACAGATAAAGCAAAAACTGTTATAAAAAGCTGAGCAATAATTAATACTGGAAAAGATTTATTCTTAACCTTTTCTTCTAATAATTCTACGGCCATCTTACTTCTCCTTTAGTAGAAAATACTAGGCCAAGGTGGTCTCCTGGTTCGACAAAAGTTTCATTAATTCCCTTTTGTGCCCAGCCCCATTCATTTCTTGGAAATGGCAAGGCCTGATTCTTTTTTACTAACACGGCCCAATATGCATTTTCTGGTGGCATGTCTTGGCATTTTTCAACACTGTTGTTGGGAAAATTATTTACTCTGCAGACAACAGCATTTCCATACTTTACTGTTCCCTCTATATTATACCCATTTGTCTTTAATAGATCTAAAGAATTAACTTTACCACTGGCACCGACGCATTTCTTTTCTACTGTAGAATTATTTCCGTAGTCTACGTATAGGTTAATGCACTCTGGTTGATTAGAATTTAAAACAAACAATCCTATTGCTGAACCAATAAAAATAAACACCAGCATAATTCTTTTTTGAATCATTAGTTATACCTAACCACATACTTAAGTGCATCTACAAGTTTGTCTATAGACTCCTTTACTGAATAATATACGTTCTTCTTATTGTTATTTACTGTACCAGCTTTATCTTTTGCAATAGTAGAATATACAGAAGCCATGACTCCAAATTTTGTCGACATTGCTTGAAGTTCCATAATTAAAACTGGAGCTTTTGCAGATGGAACTTCTGGATTCATTAGGATTTTTACAACAATTGCAAGAGCTTTATCAAGATGCTCGTCCTTCATATACTCATGAAGGTCATTGAACTCCGTAATATCACTAATAAGCTGTAGGGTATTCTTATCCTCTGTCATTTTTAATCCTCTTGTCCCAGTAATCTATGAATAGCCCTAGTGGGTATCCAGTAATAAAACCTATCATTAAACCTAATAAAAACATAGTCATTAGAAGAATAGCCTCCAGATTCCATCGCACTTTACACCGAATCCTTGTAAAGTAATTCTTCTATCGGTACTAAACGGCGCTGTTGAAAACCCAACTGAGTGCCACTGCTCTCCGCTTTGAATTAACATGTTGCCTGGGATATGATCAATCACCTCTGGTATTTTATTTAAAATGCTTTCATTAAAAACTTTTTCATTGTATGGGTTTTCATTATAATCATATTCTTTATAAAGCTTTGAAGACTCAGAGCTTGAATAAAATCCGAAGTCTTCTTGATCCCATAACAAAAATGATGCACCATTCTTTGGCATCTCTAGGGCAAGTGTAAACGCAATTGTCTCTTCTTCTACATCGCTATATCTAGACCATATATACTC